GCTCACCGATCAGGTCAGCTGTCCGTCCGCTACGCTAGCCACGTCCGGAACGCGCACCCAATTCGGCCGTATATCAACGGCGGAGTAAAAACAGGCACGGGGCGGAGCAAAAGTCGGCCACTGTCGCTTTCTGGAGAGGGGTTTCAGCCAGCCTTGCGGGCGCGGCTTTGAGCGAGACGATAGCTGTCGCCGTTCATCTCGAGGATGTTGACGTGGTGGGTGATGCGATCGAGCAGCGCGCCGGTCAGGCGCTCGGATCCCAGAGTTTCCGTCCATTCGTCGAAAGGCAGATTACTGGTGATCAGGGTGGCACCCCGCTCGTAGCGTTGCGAGATCAGTTCGAACAGTAATTCCGCGCCGGTCTTTGACAGCGGCACAAAGCCCAGCTCGTCGATGATCAGGAGCTTGTAGCTAGAACGACCTCTGAACCAGAGACCGATGTTCAGGGGGTTCAGATGAGCGTTCGCCAGCTATCGCAACGTGTTCCCCGGCCGGAGCCGCGACGGCACAGACGGCAATCCACCGCCTGGGCGCCGCGACCCACCCACGTTCGGACGCATGGGGTAGAGAGGCAGTCTAGTGGATCGAAACGGGTGCCAGCGCCCTCGAAAGGCTGGCCTCGCCGCGGCCGTAAGCCGCCGGGTTGTAGTTGACGAGCGTGTCGGTCCTGGCTGTATCCAGCAGCTGATTAGTAATCTGTATCGGTGTTGCGGATGTGAACTTGCTGCCAAGGATGGCGGCATAGCCTGCAACCACAGGTGCCGCGAAAGACGTGCCGCGTTGGCCGATCTCTTCACGCTCGACACCCACGGTCAGGAAGTGGTTCTGCACCTCAGGGTTTGAGCCGGCATAATTCGAGTATGGCTCCAGCCGTGCCTTGTTCTCGGGAGTGCCATTGTGCTCCAGCGCACCCACAAAGACTGCCGATGGCGCCCCGATCAGCCCGATGGTTAGCTCATCGAAATCCCCTACGTGCGGCTGACCTACCTCGCGGCTGTGGTTGTCGGCACTCTTTGTGACGATGGCAGTCCCCGCCCAGGCGGCACCGACGATCGCCTGCTCGCGCGGATGCTGGCTCAGTGGCTCCCACATGCCGTAGCTCGCATTGATGACATTCAGGCCGTCCTGCAGCACGATCGAAGACTCCTCGAGATAATCATACTTGAATATGTTTGCGCCAGGGGCGACCATGCCGGCAATTTGAGCGACCCAATCCCCATGGCGCTGCCTCTGCGTACCGCGACCGAGATCTCCATCAATTGGCTGTCCCGTGAAGTCATCTGAGACATTTATCGATACGCCGGAACCGATAAAGCCTGATGCCCATGCTTGACCAATATCCGGGCTCATCCAGCAAAATGTGCCGTCGGCATTTTGTGGACAGCCCGAGCTACTGCTTTCCGCGGCTGGAGAACCGGTCGTTCCTTTGCCGCTGACAGCGGCACCAAGATCACCCGCGAAACCGGGTGCCGCCAACGCTACAAGACCGGCAACAAAACCTACCGGGAACCATTGCGTTTTGTGCATAAAAAATCTCCTGTCTGATTGTTCTTCATCAACGAAATGTACCGCCTTGCCTTTCACCATCACTAGAATTCACCCGTGAACCGAAGATCGATTTTCAATCGGCTTGGCTCGAGGTTTATCATGTATTTCAACGTGTCCGAGGGCCGCAATTGCGACGCGGCCAGCCGGCAATTCACACTCTGCTCACCGCTGATGGCACCATAGTCAGCTGTGCAAGATCGTTCCGTCAGGTTCCCGCCCAAAATTGAACTGACGGTGAGAGAAAGCGTCGTGGATGCTGTCGGTCGCTTTTGCAAAATAAAGCCGAGTTTCACACTCGGCTCGATTCGGACCTTTTCGGCACGCTGACCGGTGCTCGCGCCCCACAGGATACCGAAATCGTCCGACAGCTGCGTCAACATTTCAAATCGCATGTCGGTCCAATTGCTATGGTACCACTTGTCAAAAGACACCAGGGTGCCATCCGACAGCTCGTATCCGCCTTGTCCCAGATGATCGGCGGTGGCGGTTAGCTCCGAACCCTGGTAAATGCCGACAAGGCTGGTCTCGTGTCCTTTCGCAGTCATTGCGCTGACGAAGAATGCCATCACGAACAGGACGAAACCCACCGTCGTCTCAATGGGCATCTGCAACGCCCATCGTTTGAGCGGCCAAGCCCTTGCCGCAGACGCATGGCCGCCAGCGCACAACGTGTTCAATCGCAACCAGTCGCCCCCGTCCTTCAATTTTGCCGAGCCATCTCTTCACTCTGTCCGGCAGCCCTCTCATCGCACCGCCGCAACCTTCATGCCAATCTAGAGGACGGCGCCAAGGAAAGGGTTGTACATTTGTTTCAGTCGTTTAGTCATACAATGCCGTGTTGTAAACCCGCCAAAGCCGACACAATGTCGGATGTCGTACGCTGAGCGTGAACACACCTTTCCTTGGACACGAAACGCTCCCATTGATGCGCCCTGACCGACTTACAACGCCAGTATTGCAACGTGAAGTGGTTCTTGACAGGGCGCAACCCTCGTTCAGGTGTGGCCTGCGCAAGGAACGACTGTATTCCATCGCGGATGTGTCACGGCATCTGCTGCTGCCTTCCGTCTGCTTTGCGGTATAATGAATTAGTTGCCGACATTTTGCTCCCGGTCCCAGACAGGACACTCATTGCGTCGGCAGTTGGCGCTTCCTACCCGCTCAGATCGATGACGGCAATGCGAGCTCTCCACCTAGACGATTGGCGCATGGCGGCTCACGAGAACTCGAAAAAGGTCGATTCGTCCGCACACGTCAGGGGAGCGCTCGGGGTAAATGACCACGCGTCGCCAAAAACGCTCGCCAGTTACGAGTGAGTGGTTGCTAGACGGCTAACTTTGACGACTATTGCTGTGCGCCGCCAGATGGGGGTTGCGTTCCGTGGCCGCCTGCAGGCCGTGCCCTCCCCGCCCGAAGGTGCCTGCGGCAGCGGGGCGACCTGTTCGACGCAGCGGTGGCAGCGGGGGAAATACGAACGTCGCTGTGAACGTTGACTTATTATACCCATCCTGAAACAAAGCGGCGACCGAGCTTGTCGGCGGGGTCAAGTCGAGCTCAACACCGACGAAAGCCCTAGCTGGCGGGGCAGTATGGAGAACGCATCGATCCCAACGCTTTCCATGTTCAAGGGTGGGGAAGTCATCTACGTCGGAGGCGGCTCACTTCCCCTCCTGGATTTCGAAAATGGTTCGAACACAAAGGAACCACGATGGATACCGCTCGCAACGAGCACCCCTCGGCTATTGTTAAAGTCGATACTTCCAATTTCTCGGAAGAAGTTCTGAAGCCGGCCGAACCGGTCATCGCCATCTTCTCGTTCGAAGGGTGCGGGCACTGCGCGATAATTGCACCTTTCCTCGAAGAAATCGCCACCGCGCTTGCTGGCAAGGTCAAGATCGTCAAGGTCAGCGACACTGAAAACCCCGAGCTCGCGAAGCAGTATGGCGTATACGGCTTCCCAACGTTTGCCATGTTCAAGGGTGGGGAAGTCAACGACATTTTCCTCGGAGCCGCACCACCTAATATTGAGATGAAACTCCGCTCCTGGATATCCAAGACGGTTCAAACACCGAAGATGAACACCACCATTTCCGAGCGCCCCACGGCTATTGTGAATGGCGATGTTTCCGCTTTCCCGGAAGAAGTTCTGAAGTCGCCCGAAGCAGTCATCGTCCACTTCTGGGGAAAATGGTGCCCGCCGTTCGAGCTGGTTGAACCCATCCTCGAACAAGTCGCCACCGAGCTTGCTGGCAAGGTCAAGGTCGTCAAGCTCAACATCGGGGAAAACCGCGATTTCGCGACGCAGTATGGCGTAGACGACTTCCCAGTGCTTGCCATGTTCAAGGGTGGTGAAGTTGCCGACATCTACGATGGAGGCTCACTCGGCTCCTGGATTTCGCACGCGATGGCTTGAGTCACCGGTCTTCGGCTCATTCGATACCCCGAGCGATCAACCCCTTTTACCGGCGCATCTCTAACTGATCCGAATGCTCACCAACGTCCAACTCAATGGAGGACCAATGATCCTGCAGAGTCCGGGGTTAGGGCGCTGAAAATGGCGCTCGCCACGCCTTTTAACACCGGCTTCATGCCGAACATCCCTGCAAAGGGACTCTTCTCTACGTCACAGTATGAGGAAAGGGAGTATCTAATATGACGAAGTTTTCCCAGCTCGCGGCGGGGCTCGGGCTGTTGGCAGCGATAGCCGCTTCACAGTCCCAGTTTGTTGCGGGCGCTGCAGGTTTAGTCGCGCTCGGCGCCGCCTCTATCTCCTCACCTGCCTTTGCGCAAAATCAGCCATGCAATGATAATGGTACACATTGCTCGATGGTAAAGGCTTATAACCGAACGAACGTGACCCGTTGTTTTCGCTTTTACCTGCCGACGGGAACGCGGCAGTTCACCCCCGCTGACGGGACCCATATGGACCTCGGGGGGTTACATCCTGGCACCAGTTTTACATATTCCATTTTTGGATCGACTTGCGGCGGCGCCGCGTGGTCGACGCGAACCTACACTGTGGCCGCTGTCGATGGCCAACGGCTCGAAATCTTTGAAACGCCGGAATAAAAATTCCACTCCTTCCTGCTCCCCGATGCAGCTTGCTGCATCGGGGTTCACCCGACGACGTTGTAGCGTCCTTGTCGCCTGGGTCAGCGTCGGTGACGCTGACTTTCTTGTATTTGCCTGACGAGGTTGGCCGTAATCGGCTCCTCGAGACAGATTGTTCCTTGAACCGTGTGGTCATATCTCCATCTAAGTAGCTCAACAGCGAGCAATGCCCTTCCTTCAGCTCTCACCCCTGCGACCAAGCACGATGTTGCACGATTTAGCCCCGGGGCTTGCATGCTGTTGAGACATTCATGTTGCGAACCGAAATGGTTCAAAGCAGCAAAGGAAACAAAATGATACCCGTCTCTTCACTCAATGGGCGAAGGCTGCTAACCGCGTTGATGTTCGTTTTTGTTTGCGGACTATCGATCCCGGCGCGCGCGGCTGACGTCATTGATCACGATAAGGTCGTAGGATTTCAGGAGAACGTCTCCGCCTTCCTCAAGAGCTTCCAGCCATATCTCAAGGTCTTCAACGGCTGTGTCCCTTTCCCCGCCGTGGATGCTCATGGGAACGTCAGCGGTGGTCTGGCGCCGTCGGGAGCGATGAACGGCCATTGCGCCCGCAGCATTGGACAGGTCTACGTCAGAGCGACGCTCTTCGGGGACCGGTGCGGCATCATGTACGCTTGGTACTACCCCAAGGAGATGAACGTCGACGGGCCCGGCAACATGGGGCACCGATCTGGCTGGCAAAATATCGTCGTCTGGACCGATGCTTGTAAAAGCCAGTCACACGTTATCGCGGTCAGCTACTCGAGCCATGACCATTACATCCGGGACACAGATCCCTACATGAGAGGAACACATCCGAAGGTCGCCTATCAACGGAACCCATTTCCACTCAACCCTTCACTGTCGGGTACTCGGACAATTGGCGGGACGCAGCCTGCAATCAGCTGGGAGGCCATGACGCAGGCAGCGCGAGATGCGCTTAACGAGTATAAGTTCGGCAAGGGCGTACCATTCAACGATGACAACTTTCTCTACAAACTGGGCAAAGCCTATTAATTACAACTGCAATCTCTGCGAGGCCTAATTTCGATAATGATTTGGCGCCGGCTTCTTGCCGGCGTCTCTTTGCGCGAGGGCACCGCTCGTGGGCACCTTGGAGATGGCGAGTAAACCATAAAGCGACGTCGAGGAAGGCGCCCAACCTTTTGATCGCGTACTGACCCCCTGGACGATACTCTGCTGCAAGCCGTGAAACTGAGGCCACGGGTCTTGCAGCACTAGCAACTATCGGAAAGGAGCACGGCTACGAAGCGAGATCAGCCCGATCAGCAAAAGCGTCTAGCGATTTTCAACCTTTGTCGCAAGCCACCGGATGAACAGCACCTCGGACCCGCGCGGCCCGAGATAGGCGAGCGCAGCAATCAAGCCCGTCGCCATCGGTTGCTCCAGCGCCAGCCATGACGCCAGCGCCTCGCCGATGAAGGCCATGCCGACGGCGATCGGCATTTCCCAGAGCAGCTCCTTGCCGAAGAACTTCCGGCGCATTTTCCGGACTTCGTTCGTGTGCCACATCAGCCGGCCGACCAGCGCGCCGATCATGGTCGTTGCCGCGCCGCCAAACCAGGCATTGAGCAGTTCGATCAGAGACGAATATTTCTGCGACATTCAGCGCCCTTCCCCGTGTCTCGCGCAGTCCCCTTTTCGTCCACACCGCCGCGGCGCAGATGCCGACGACGGTCCGGTCGATCTTCCGTTGATCTGCCGGCGTCGCGCCGCGCGCGCCGATCAGGTCAGTCCCGACGATGCTTCTAAGGGCCGTCGCACTCCCCGGCCCCGAAGTTCCACAGCCCGCCAGCAGCAAGGCAAGAGTCGCAATCATTGCGCTTCGAATGAGCGCGGCTGGCCGATCATTGTTCTGTCTCTCAATAGCGGTTTTAGCGGATCGGGCACCGTCCTCGCGGATCTCGACGATCGCCCAGGTGATGGCGGGGAGCACGAGCACGCCGCCGAGGATCTTTGGCCAGTCGACCATCACTTCAACCCCAGGGCACCACGTACCGCCGGCATGGAGGTGATCGCGTAGACGGCGAAGCCGAGGATGGCGACGAGGATGGCGATCTGCACCCGCCAGTCGAGCGCGACCAGGTTCAGCTCCGATCGTGCCGCTGGCCGTCAGCAGCCAGGTCCAGAACCGGCCGGACTTGCGCACCGGCTTCGCTTTCGGCTTCGGACTGGGCGAAGGCTCGGGACGAGCTTCCGGCTCCTCTACCGGTTCGTGCGGCCGGCGCGCCGCCTCAAGCACCTCTTGCAGCACCGCCTCGACCTTCTCCGGCCTCACCAGCGCCTTGTTGAGCCCGTCGCCGGCATAATAAGACTGCCCGCGTTTCAAAACCCGATGCGCCCCCTTGCACGAAACCAGCACCGGAAAGGAGGCCCATTCCTTCGCCAGGTTTTCTGCGAACTGGACGAGGCTGATCTTACCAACGATGTACTCCGGGTAGCCGCGCCGCACGAGCAGCTTGTAGGCGAGCCGGTCCTGCAGATCGGGCGTGAAGACATCTTTTCCGCTGATCGACGTGACCTGCTTCGCAAGATCGATCAGCGTCGCCCGCATGAACTGATAGCCGCCAGCCGCGCTAGAGCCGAACCGCTTGGACCACTTCGCCTGCGCATCGACGATCTCACCATAGGTCATGGCGGTGAGCGGTTTCGGCAGCTTGGCCTGGTTATGGCCGTAGATCACGTCATAGGACGCGCGGTCGCTCCGCCCGACTTCCGTTTCACGGATGAAGTCGAGCAGGATCGCCGCGCCGGGGGGCACGGTTCTGTCCATCTGATTTTTCCTTTGGGTTTGGGATTTAAGCCCGTCTTAGCGGGAATGCGGGAATTCACTCGACCAGCAACGGAAACCGTGCCCATATGGTTGAGCCGGGGCCGTCGGTCGGATCATAAAGGGCTAGCACAATGTCTTACGAGTGGGACCCCAAGCGAGCTCATCGGAAGAGCGTGATCAGGTTCCTCGCCGCGCTAGCCGTGCCAGCCATATTGCTCAGTTCAGCGATTGCCGTCGCCGAATGGGCGAGAGATCCAACCCCTACAACTGCGGCCACTGAAAGGCCGGCAGCTCGGCCATGAACTCTTCGACGCTGGGCTGCGCTCGCTCGCCGGCCAGCACCTTCACCAGCTCGGCAGTGGAATAGGTCCACACTGCCGATCGCCAGGCGAAGAGCGCGTCGCCCTCGGCCGAGAACTGCGGGTTCGGATCGCCTCGGTATGTGATGGCGGTCTGGATGCCGTCATATTGCCGCTCTCGCGCCTTGGCATCGAGATGCGCCTGGATAGCGGCCGAGTATTGCGCTTGCAGCGCTACGCGCGCTTCCGCTGCCTTTTGCTCGGCCGTGACAACTTTCGATAGGTCAACCGTCCACATTGGCAGGGTCCTCTTCAGCAGGATTAGGGATCGACGGCTGCGGATCGGCCGGCAATGCAATCACCCCGTCGGGCGGGTCAATGAGTAGCGGAGGAAATGCGACGGCCTGAGAAGGGCTCGGTCCGTGCGGCAGGATGAGCGTCAGGTGAAGCTCGCCTGCGATCCGTTCGACGGAGCCGACAAGCCATTCACAAGGAACCTCGCCGGCCGGGATCGTCGCGCCGTCCGGCAAGGTCGAGAAGTCGAATGGCACACCGTTGATCGTGAAAACGTCGCCTGCCTTGGTGACCGTCAGGAGGTCATCGCGGCGTTGGGGAGAGAGATCAATTTTCATCAGAACCACCTTCCGTAAGCTGACCATTCATAAGGAACATCGTTTGCGGTCGAGCCTGACACGCCCATCCTGACAGCGGCATTGGCACCGTTCTTTGAATAGGCGCCAAGCACCGTGAAGCCGCGGAAGGTCGGGAAGACCGATACCGAGTAGTTTGTGTTCGAGAACGTCGCCGGGAAGCTGATCAAAGCGTTGCCGGTGACCGAGGCTCCAGAGGTAGATCCGAAGTGGTTGTTGAGGTTGGTCGAAACGTTAGTCGTTCCCGTCCCCCAACAGATCTGTGTGCCGTCAGCAAAACGCACGTACTCGCCGTTGGCGTTGCTGCCGCGCTCAATGATTGCGCCAGCCGGGAAGCCTGCCGAGTTTGAGGCAGTGCCTACAACCGGTAGCTCAACAATCGTCCAGTCCGTCCAGCTTGTGCCGCCGTTGACGGTGTTCCTTCTGAAGACCTGGTTGTTGTCTCGGTAGAAATATTGAAACACCGCATTGGCGCTTCGCTGGAGAACCACGAGCGTGCCTGTCGTGGCTACCGAGGCAGCTCCGGCATAGGTGTTGGCCCAGTTCCCCGAGAGTGTGTAAACGCCGGCAACGGTGATCGTGTTGAGGTCGCCATCGACCAATCCGACATCACTGTTAGCAGGGGATCGAACGGATCCACCCCATACAGGACCAAGCTTCAGCAGTGCGTCGAGCACACCCGTCGACGAAAGCAGGTCTCGCCCCTTTGCCTTGATGTCCGCCAGCGCGCCCGAGTTTGCACCGGTGAAGTAGGCGAACTTGTCCGCCGCGGGGTCGAGCCCGGTCAGCGCCGTGAGCGCCGCATTGTCGAGCCGCTGGATATAGGTCGAGAGCGCCTGGGCGTTGACGGTCTGCTGCTGCAGGTAGGCCGTATCGCGGATGATCCAGTATCCCTGCCCGGCCGCCGTGGTGCCTCGCCAGGGCTTGGCCAGCGTCAGTTGCGTGTTGCTGTCGACGGAGAGGATCGGGACCGGGTTGCCGTTGCTGCTGTCGAGGCCGAAGAACCCGCCGGCGATCAGTGCGGTGGCCCAAGCGGTCCCGGAGCCGGTGACAACGGCGCTGCCGGCGGTCACGGAAACCGTGCCGGTTACATAGGGTATCGTCATGTCAGGAGTTCCTAAGCTGGGATGCCGAGAATGTAGTAGCGGATGCCGAGCACGTGATCGGCGCCTTCCGTGCGCCACGTGCCGGGATCGTCTGCATCGTTGTAATAGTCGCCGGGCTGCCCGCGATGGGTGACAAACGTGGCGCTTGTCTGTGTGAGCCGGCAATGGGAACTATCACCACACTCAAAATTGCTGTTGGTCGAATAGACGCGTTGCCGAACGGTCGGAAGCTTGATCGATTCGGTCCAACTACCAACGTTCGTTTCGGACCCCGCCCCGTGCTTGGTCATGTATTTGACCATAGGGAACATGCCGGAAGCGTCAAAGTTGATGACCGTTTGGAGCGGGCTGCCTACCGCAACACTGAAATAGCCTTCCGCAATGATTTGCACGCAAGGCCAGCGCGTATCGATGATGATATCCGCCCATGATGGCGGGTTGGCGGAACCGGGGCGCAAGAACTGCACAACGTCCTGGCCGCCTTCCGTGAATTCCCTTAGCACCCGGTTACTGCCGTTCGTCGGCGGGTCTCCTGCGTCGAGGTAGAGCATGAACCGGGCGCGCATCGTATCGGACGAATTGAAATAAATTCGCGAGCCGCTGAACCAATAGTCCGCACCGAGGCCGTTGCTCATGTTCGGATTGAACGGGTAATAGATCGTTGATCCCTCGTAAAAATGAACATCAAGGGCGATGTTTCCCGGCAGCGTGATGCCGGTCTCATAGAAGGATTCACCGGCAGGAATTGCGATATCCGCGGCGGCAATGACCTTCACGGGCACACGGCGGCTGTCAAAAGAAACTTGCCATTCATTCGCCGTCTCCGCGTTGTAGCCGGGCTTTGCGATGATCATCTTATCGGATCGCAGAATGATGTTCTTCGATCCATTTGGAGCCAAGGGCGGCGCTTCCAGCGACGGGTCTTCATTGCCGGGCAGGTTCCACACGATCAACCGCTTGTCTCGTGACAAGAAGCGGTTGTATGCATCGTCATTCGTTGACGTGGTGATTTTGGCGTAAGTACCGTATGGGAAATCACCCCATTGACTGACACTGCCGCTAAAGTTCTTCATCCACGGGGCCTGATACCAGTTCCCCATAAAGAAATAACCGCCTTGGTCGTTATAGTATTTCCCTGAATAGCGGCGCTGAATTCGCTGCTGGTTGAAACGCCCGGTGTTCGTCCGTGTGGCTTTCACGTCAAACAGGGGCATATTGTATTTGCATTTCGGGAATGCGGAATTGCGGAACAGCCATGTCGACTCCCCGCCGCCTGATCCTTCCATCTTCTGATAGTTGGACGCATTCGACCCTGCCGGGTAATAATTGTATTGGACACTTCCGCCAGAGCTAATTTGATTGATACGCTCGATATGCGCAATCGACGCGTTCAGAGCGTATTTCGAGTTATAGAGGAACTTCGATCGCTGACTGTCCGGCGTGGTGCGCGGATTGTCGGCGTCATTCTTCATGATCTTGATGCAGCCGGCGCCGGTCGAGTCGACGCCAATCATTGTCCTGGTCATCAGCTGAAGATCTCGATCGTGCCGTTGTTGAGGTCGATTTTCATCTTGCCGTTCAGTGACTGAAGAAGACCGGCGTTGACCGTGCCGATGTTGGCAACGGCCAGCTTCAACTCTCCGTCTTCGAAGACGAGTGGGTAATGGCGGCTGTTGCCTGACGTGACGAGGAACTGATCCGCCTGCACGGCCATGCGCGATTTCTGCACACCGCCGTCGGTGTAAAGCTCGACATAGAAGCCCGACACCTTAAAGCTCTGGCTGGTCCCGGCCCGCAACAACACCGAGAAACGGGCATCAACGCCGGTCGGCGCCGCGACCGCCTCGAACTTCACCAGTCCTTGTGCGAACCTGCCGTTGAAATCGGCGCTCACGCCGCTGATGCTGCTCGCAAGCGCCCCGTCGCCGTCTGCGCGAGCGGTCTCCTCGGCGATCAAGCGGGCGAGGTTGCCATCGACTTCGGCGTCGAGTGTCGTGATCGAGCTTGCGAGGGCGCTGTCCGTCGTTGCGCGCACGGTCTCCTCGGTGATCAGCCGGGCATGTGTGGTGCCGAGGCTAGCCTGCAGGTAGGTGAGCAACTGCGCCATCGCCTCGTTCTCGGAGACGCGAACCCGGCGCTCCTCGATGATCTGCGCCAGCGCATCACCTATGGTGGCAACGATCTGCTGGCGCTCGATCTGACCGACTGCGCCTTCGAGCGAGAAAGCATCCAGCAGCTCGACGAGGCGCGGCCGGAAGAACTCGTCCATTTCCTGCTGCAGTTCCTTGAAGCGGTTCAGCGCATCGTCCTGCAGCTGTTGCAAGCCAGTGAGCAGCGTCTGCAAACCGGTCGGCTGCGCCGTCGTCATCCAGGGCGTGAAGGTGCGCAGCCGGTCGGGCACGGTCGTGATCGTCGCCCGGGCGTTGTAGACCTTGCCGGAAACGACGTTCTTCGTGGTGCGGAAGCTGCCGTCCTCGGGCGAGGTGCACTGATCCTCGAAGATCTCTGTCGTGCCCTCGATCTGATAGACAAAGCGCACGGCGGTAATCGTCGGATCGTCCGGCGGGGTCCAGGTGAACAGCAGCGCCGGCGTGTCATAGCCCTGCGCGCCGTTGATCATGCCGACGGCAACATTGAAGTTCTGCACCGTCGAGAGCAGCGACGGATTGATCGGCGGCGTCGGCGGCACGACGATCGGGCCGGGCTCGATGCCGTCGTCGTCATAGATCGCCGCACTGGTCTCCGAAAGCACCAGGGTGATACGCAGCCGCTCGTCCGCCCGCCATTCACTGATCAGCCAGCTCTTGCCACGCCAGGTGATCCACTCGCCTTCCTGCACCGCGAGGCCAAAGCGACGGCTGACCGGAACCGTCGCCTTGCCGCCCATGC